TAAGTTGCCGTTTTGCTGTAGCTCCTGTGTACTAATACCAAAACTTTTAGCTTTATCAGCGTAAGACTGAACTTTTTTATTTATTTGTTCCTGTCTTGCCAATTGCGCTTCTTGTTCGGCAGCTTGTACGCGTTGTTGCTCTGCTGTTTTCTGAGCTTCAAAAGCCTGGGCTTCTGCAACCTTCTTTGTATATTCGTGAACAGCCTTTTTATAGTCTGATTCATTCTCGAAATCCCAATATTCTGGCATTTCTGGCATAGAAGGTTCAGGCGGTGCAAGTTTGGCCTCCAATTCCGCTAAGCGCTGCTTAGTTTCCTCTGCCTCTCGTTTCGCCTCTCGCGCTTCGTATGATTTTTTAGCAATAATCTTTTGTAGATCACCACCATCATTGGAAACACTTTCCGAAGGTGCCGCGCCCTCGTTTTTTGTATCGGCATTAACACTTTTATTAGCTTCTGCCTCTTGATTAATAGGGGCTTCTTCTACTTCCGGTGCCTCAACTTGTGCAAGTTGGCTATCTTCATTTTGAGTCATGTCTATTCCTAGCATGTGACATCGCGAGGCGGTCGCGTACCGTTTAAAGAACTATAAATACATTATTTAGGGTTGACAATACCCAATTCATCATTATCCAGCTTATCTGCCTGCTCTTGGAAAGTACTGGCCAATGTAGGTGATACAACCCCGCTTACCCCCATTACATCCTTCAAAACAAGCAACATCTCAGCCTGTGTCTTTTGCAATCCTTGGATAGCCTGCGCAAGATCAATAGACGTTTGCACTTCTTCTCTCTTGTTGCTTTGAGCGCTGAAAAAACCATCTTGGTCGATCTTCTGCTGGCCCTGGTCGATCTTCTGCTGATTATGGAATGCATCAACTTGATTTTTTTGAATGTCTGATTGTATTTTGGCGACTTCTATTGATTGTTTGCCTTGCGCCAATTGAGTATCAACCATTAGTTTTTGGTTTTTATTTTCTTCTGCCAACAAATCAGCTTGCGCTTTTGTTTGCTCTGCCATGGCAAGTATCATGTTAGGGTCTTGCTCTTGGGGTTGTCCTTGTGCGGCTAATTGCGCTTGCTGAACTGCTTGTGTTTCTTCCTCGGTCCATTGAGATTTAGGAATTAAACCGGCATTAAATAATGCAGCGCGCCTACGCTCTGCCAACACATCAAGCCCCGGCGCGTTTGTATTCTTTAATAAAATGTCTGCGCCCTCTTGTATAATGGACGGGTCGAGCGCGGCCACTTCTAGTATGGCTGATATTGATTCCTGCTGTCGGCTATCAAACGACTTACCGGCACTACACGATATTTCATACCTGCCCTTTGATATATCGTTAACTACTTCGGGTCTTCCTGTTTCTGGATTTACCGCTACACGGTTGATATCAACATTCTCAGGCATACCATCTTCGCCAAGAATACGCACAATTCGAGTGCCATCATAAACTTTAGGAATTGCATTAATTAGAATCCTGCAAGTGTGCTCAATAGCTACTTCCATGGCTTCATAATATTCTACCGTCACCACATCGCCGCGAGATTGCAACGCATCAATAGCTACACCAGATTGGGCGCGCGGATTATCACCAAGATTAGAAGCAAATACACCGCCCGCTTGGGTAATGTCCTGGTTAGCTGATTGGGCCGTAGCTTCTAAAGACGGGTTAACCATGGCTGTACCACCTTTATATGGTGGCGCGGCATTTTCTACAGAATTGTAAAATTGCACTGCTTCGCTGTTGGTGTTCATTGTTTCCAACGAGCTTTCATGCCCTTCGGCTTGCTCTCGCGTCATCCAGTATTTGTCGCGCGGGGATAGCGCACCTTCTTCGATCTGGCGTGATCGTGCATAGTTATAAATGCGCTGACCATCCATTAAAGGCTCAACCACACCTTTAAAGATAAGTTTATTTTCTACTACGTTATAGTTGCCGTAGGTAGGAATAATGGGAATCCAGTTAAATACAGTCTCTTTTTCATCTGATAGCCAATCACCACCATCTAATTGGCGGAATTTTACAACACGCTTTTTATGTTTGCGTGTACGTTCTACACTCAACCCACGGGCTGCAAATTGCTCGCCGTATTTGTCGAAATCATCTTGAGAGTAGACAGAGCCATCACTCATTAAGTAAAGCGTGTCTGTTACTTCCTCTACCCAGTAGAATTCACCCACCACCACTTGATCTGGCTTGTTTGCATAAGAATTGCTAGAACGGTCTTGATTAATACTCTGTCCAGAACCTTCCGGGAATTTAGCATCATATGCCTGTTTAGACATAGCTGTTAGTTTAACTGCCCACTTCGCATCAGAGCGATCACGGCGCTGTGAATTAGGGTCAAACCATACAGAATCAACAAAAGAGTAAACCGGCTTAATAAATAAGTCCTGATGAAATGCCGATCCTTCTGCCCAGTCTTGGGTAATCATCCAGCCATCAATCCCCGTTGCCACCATATTTCTAGCAGCTACCGATGTGATCTGAGGAAATTGCGAAACACGCTGAATGTTTCTAACCATTCCCGCCATGATCTTAGCAATATCTTCATTACTTTCATCGTTGGCAGGGTTAACCTTTATGCCAAAATTAGTTAGTTTTAATTGGCCTGCAATCTGGCTAACAATTGGATTACATTTGTCTAATGTATAACGTGGGCGGGAATTTTTCTTATATTGGTGATAGATTTCTGGCTCCCACTGGCCATCTTTTTTGCTTAGGAAATTCTCAGCCTCGCGGGCATTGTCCCGTTCGTCTTTGTCGCCTTTTTGAGCATCGCCCAACATTGCTACTACATTGGAATGCTTATCGTAATCTACCATATTATTGCCCCCACCCTGTCTGATTGAGCGGCCTTGCCTTCTTATATACCTTTTCCCCACTCGGCCATAGGTAATCTACAAAGTAACCTATAGCAGTGGTAACATGTTGATATTCTGTTTCTTCTTCTAGAAAGGTTGAGCCTTTTTTCAGTTGGCACGTAGCCAAACCTTTATCACAATACTTAGCTTTTTGCTTGTTTACAAATAGCGACACATCACCTGCGGCGTTAGCTATTTTTGCCCTTACTGAATTCTGCCGATCTTTAATAGCGGGGTGCTTCTTTTTCACTCTGCGCTCAAACTTCCAACCGGCATCAGACAGTACTTCTTCAATCTGTGAATAGGCCGACTCTTGCCCGTGTTTTTCGCCTGCCCTTCCTGCCGGGTCGCCATACACATAAACCACTTTATTCTGGTGGTGCTTGTATCTCTCTACAAACTCTTGAGCGCTTTGCCTTGATACTGCGCTTGTTAAGATGATTTCATCAAGCAAATAGATATTATCATCACGAATAACGCCTATGGCACTAGAAAGTGGCGTGTAGTTTTGGTCGTGCATCCAGTGCAAAGCCTCTGTTTGCTTTATCTCTTCCTGAGTTAAATTAGCCTGACTATAATCTTCATAGATACGGCCCGATGCTGTCTCGAAGCTTGCCTCAAACTCTTGTTTGAACTGCTTTTCACCCATTTGCCTTTTGGCAGACTCAATAACATCAGGCGGCAATATCTCTGAGCTTTTCCAATGGTAATAACCCCACTCAGGGTCTACCCCGGACTTAGCGTACTCTGCCATGTCATAGTAATGGTTAAGGCCATCCGGCACACCTAATAACCAACACCACGCACGATAATCAGGCCGAATAGGGTTAACTGTGTTTAAGGCCGGTAAAATATGTGCTTCCCAAGCGCCATCCTTAATATCAGCAATTTCATCTATACCGCCACCCGTCCAAGGTATGCCTTCAATGCGTTCCGGCTTATCTAATCCTATACAGTGGATTTCTGAGCCATTGGGCAGATAGATGATTAACTCTGTTTCTGACGGCTTTCTTTCATGTGTACTGGATAAAGTGAGTTTCTTTAGATCATCCCAATAAATCTTTTTCACTTGGTCCCGTGTAGGTGCCGCACAAAAATACTTCTCGCCATCATTGTTCATAGCCGCCTTAGCCAGGAATCGCTTAAACCGTTCTGTCTTGCCCGAACGTCTACCAGCCGGAACCACTGGGAACCTTTTGCCCTCACTGATTAAAGCCAATTGCACCGGATGATCTTTTAGCTCGTACCATCTCTCCATCTGCTTTTCTAAGGCTTTGTTCATCATTAATCGGGTAACTTACCTGCTAAAGCTTTAAGGGCTGACGCTATATCGTCCCCGCTACTGCTTTCTACCTTATCGGTGAATTCATCCCTGCATCTATTTTTAAGATAAAAAATCATGCTAGTAGGGTCGGGTGGGTAGTGCTTCTCCACCACTGTTTCAACTATTTCACCGTTAACTACGTTTAACTTTGTCTCTAAACATGTGTAACCCATGGCGCGATCATATAAAGAACGCTTAACATTTTCATCCGGTACGCTCTTACCTAGCTTTAAGGACTCCGAAAAACTAGGATGCTCTAATTTCCACAAGTTTAGTGTGGATTCACTAACCTTGAAGAAACCAGCCAATTGCTTATCAGTAGCGCCCAGTTGACATAGCTTTGCGGCTTGTTCGTCATACTCAGGCTTATATTTGGTTGGCCTACCCTGCTTATCTGTCATTTAGGTTCAAACTGCTTGCATAAAATAAAGATACTGACATCAACTTCACCATCTGAACCTGATAGGTTCTTAAGCTCAAGCACATACTCTTTGTTAGGAGCAAGTAAAAGATCACTAGTGCCTGGTGAATTCACATTGGCTGTTGTTCTGTTTGCCGTTTTAATTCCATCCCTTGCAATAATATTTTGTGGTAAGACAGTACTGGGCGTGACATCGTTTAATACTTCAAAAGGCGCTGATACTTTTGGGCCGATCTCTCTATTCCTATTAACAGGCGCTAAATTTGTGCCGCCTGTAAATGCTGTATTCTCATACAGTGTTATTAATAGGTTTGCGGCATCTGTTGAGAAATCAGAAGCCAAAATGCGGATAGGTGCGCCCTTTGTTTTAAGTCCAAAGTAATAAGGCGCGGATTCGGCTGGTACGCCTCCCGTCCCTATAGCCCAAATAAAACCCTGATCTAGATTGCCGTTTAAATCCATTTTTTACCCCTAATTGGTCGGTGTGTTTCCAGTGCAGCCAAATATAACAGTAAGGTCGGTCAATGAAGAACCTGAACCACCCTTAACAATTTCTAATACATACTTAGTGTTGATCTTCAATATTATGCCCGTTTCAAAGCCTATTATCTTGTTTATGCTTTCCTGTCTTGATGTGTCTATGGTGCTCTGCGATATAACTTTGGCGGGGTCCGGTGTGACCGTAACATTTTGGAATACATCAAATTGGGCTTTATTAGTGTTTTGCTTGTTTCGATTCCTATTTAACACCTTGGCTGGCGTTTCATCAGTATAGTCTAAATCCTCATACAGGCGGTATGTGATAGTATTCGCTGTTGTGCCTATTGCTAATGAAAATATAGACACTGGCGAGCCTTTCACGTTTATAGCTTGGTATGATGCAGCCCCATTCCCGGTCAATGGTATACCTGTAATTTGAGAACCAAAAACAAAACCTTGCTGGTTTAAAGCCTCCTGAATACTTGCGAATGATTGAGCCATAATTCCACCTAATTAATATTAATCATAAATGCCATTACCATTTAACCTTATCGGACCAGTATGCGGCTGACATTTTCCCTTTTTTTATATTCTTCTTATGCCTTGCTTTGAATGATTTTTGGCGCGCTTTTTCGGCTTCGGTTGTTGGCTTAGCTCCCGCGCCTTTTACCCCTTGCTGGCCAAACCGTATCAGCTTAACACTATCACCATCTTTAGCTAATACGGCGTGTGATTTTGTTGGGTGGTTAGGCGTTCGCTTAGGCTTATTGTAGCCTGTGAATTTTTCACCTGAACGACTAAAATTGTCTTTTTTTGTTGCCTTTTTATCTGTCATGGGACAATTAACTACCCTATATTATTAATATTGTTATTTTCGTTGGCTTTTTCGTATCGCCATTTTTCCCTGTAGGGCTTATCTTTATTTACCATTAATAAATCGTTAAGCATCTATAAGGTTTTTGGTTAGTCAGTCCTTGTGCTCTTTTCAAAGCGGTGTTTATCCCATGCAATATAGGCATGTAAAGCCGCAAATGCAAAAAATCCGATTTCATACCAATTTTCGCCAATAAAGCCGCCGCATACCGCCAAACCATATATAGCCCAATCATTCCAAGTGGCAAGCTTTGCGCTTTCGTGCAACATGATTAATTGCGGCCTTTGTCGTGGTGGTAATGGCCAATATTGTAAATGAGCCTGCTAAAACAAATGCGGAAATCTCGTAAAAATCCATTTAATAAACCCTTATCGCCATCCATCAGAATAAGTGCAAATAACAGGCCCCAACCCGCAATCCCGGTGATAATACTACTAATTGCGGTAATGTCATACATTTGTATTAGATTGACTACAGTTGAAACACAAGCCAGTAAGGTTGTAACTATAGATAAATTGCAATGCTTGATATGGTTATAGCTTGCTGCCGTTAAGGCTAAAAATGAGTTAAGCCCGCAAAACATTAACGCTGTATATGATTGTGAATAACCTAGCTCGCCAACATACCAGCCCATTAACATCACGCAGCCAGTCAAAACCGCCATATCTTTCCTGGTAAAAACAGCAACCAGTAACACTAAAATGATATTTAGTTGCCAAAACTCCATTAACTAGCCTTTTTCTTTTTTTTGCGAACGTCTTTACCCGCGCCTGCAATATTATTAGATTTCTTTTTTCGTGTTTTGTTGTAGTTAGTGGTTGCCATTTGTTTCTCTCCCAAAAGATTACTTGACATATTACCACTAATACATAATAGGGGAAGCCCTTTTCAACCACTGGCGGGCCTACCAGCATAATGGGAAATGCACCCCGGTCTTGACTGATTATTCACAAGTGCGCGCTCAACATATGGAAAAATGCGTCACTGCTAACACACATGCATGGCCATCAGTCAGGGCTAGTTGGAAACAATATACTTATAGCCTTTGTTTAATTTTGTGCATTCAGGCGCTTTTATGCACGCTCTATCTAGCTGCATTTTATATCGGTCGTCTAATGGTTTAGCATTAACTGACCTACTTGCGTTCTGTTCAATAACATCAGGAACAGCCAAAAAAACAACCAAGGCAAAGAAAATACTAAACCCGCTTATAATTGCTTTACCCATGTTGGATGCCCTCACTAAAGATTGCAAAGTCTTCGATCATTTCTAGCCTGTCAGTGTTAACACGTGTTAATGCCTCCATAGCCTCCTCACAACCATCTAGGCCACTTTCTGAGGCGTCCTGTATAAACTTGCGGATTGTTTCAATATCTTCTGTTGGGCTGTTCATGTAATCACCTTGTTTTTATTGTTATGGGCTTACCGCTGCCCGGTTAATCATTCTTAATTATTAAATCAAACCTAATCTATGTTTCTTCGCTTTCTAAACCCCATACTGATACACCAATCACACCGCGTATGAAGTCCTTACTATGTTCGAAAAGCTCGATAACATCGGATTGTGTTGTGTTAGCGTCAAAACAGCTTTTATGGGTCATTGGTATGCCAATTTCCTGCCATCCTGCTTCGTGGTGGTCATACTTGAAAACAATCCAGCCACCTTTTAAACATACGTGGGCATAATGCGGTTTATCTTCTAGCCATTCGTTTAGCTTTCTTTTTAAACCCTTCTGAACATCTAAACCGCAAAAGATGCTAATAATATTACTCACTAGCTTGTTCCTTTAGATACTCTGCAAAATCTTTTCCTAATGAATGCATATCTGCAAATGTTAGCTGTATTTCCTCATCTGGCTTTCCGTCTTTTAAGCTGAGTACATAATGAATATCAATTAAACCCGGTCTGAATCCGCTCTCAGAGTAGCCCACCTCAACATCAAACTGTGGGTATTCGTCATTTAAAGACCGCCAAGCATCTAGCGGTAAGTCATCTGCTGGAATAATAAAGGATTCTTGATCGTAGCTAATAATTTCCATGTTTTTGTCCTCTTTGAATATGTGTACATTATCTAATGATTTTACTAGCTTGGCATTGGCAAAAACTTACAAGTTTATTGATTTAATTGGCTTTTTATTTCATCAGCCAACTTTTTGTATTTTTTCTTTATATCTTTTAGGTCATCAATGGTGTAATTAGCTGGTTTATGCGGGCCTTCTAGCCAGTCTAATTTTTTATCCCCAATACGACTGCGCAGATTGATGCGGTACTCCACAATATTGCCACTTTTATGGTTATTGCAAACTGAGCACTGCTTATGGCAATTAAGTTCTTCAAAACGTAATTCTGGGTGACTACCTACAGTACGGTAATGCCCAGCATGGTACTGCCCCTGATGATGCCTCCCGCAACTAATACAAGGCAAATAGTGGTCACGTAATCTAATATATTGATTGAAAACTGCTTGCGCTTCTCTGGCGTAATCACTCTTGGTTTTTAGCTTTTCCTTTCTGGCTTTTAGCTCTTTGCGATCTGCCTTTTCTTTAGCCGCTTTAGCCTTTTCTAGACCATGTGCCGCCATGTGATCTAAGTCACAGAACCCCTTTTCCTGGTAAATGGTTTCGCAATCCTTAACCTTTGGAAGCTCGGCCTTGCAGTATCGGCACTTACGCAATTTTGACCACCCTTAGCTCAACACTGATTTTATTCTCACACTTGATATTTCCATCTATAACCACTGGCTTATACATGGCGTACGCTTGCCCATAAGCCGGCTTAGACTTAAACCGCTGACAACTTTCTTTTAGCGGACATTGGTAATTCATGCACATAGTGTCCATATCAAAAACCTAATTGCAATTGCGCCTTATTCATTAATACTGCCAATTCTTGCGTTGCTTCCTTTTTCTTTTTTCTAATTTCATGGCCAGTTTGGCCCCAAACACTACCCGCTGCCGCCAAATCATCTAATTGACCAGACAATCTATTAATGGAATCTAGCATTGATTCATCTTTAGCCTGTTTCTCAATGTAGGACTCCATTTTATTAAATGCTTCTAAATATGCTTCTTTCCATTTACCAGCCCTTTTACCTTTGAATCCCATCCCTAAAAATGAGAATCCATCTCTAGTTATCTCATAACATTTAAGTTTTTTATTTTGCTTTGATAGATAGTAGGAGACACGAAAATTCGTTGCTCTAAATTCTGGTGAGCAATCCATGGACCTAATAGCATCCATCACATGCTGGTGTGTTTTGCTGAAATTATCTGCCACATCCTTTGATGTCACAGTCTTTGTCGAGGAGTTGATATTTACAATCATTGGTCATCCTATGAGTTACTAATTTAGTATATCATAGGATAAAACAAGCTCTCGGTCATGCTTATAGCCGAATTTATTTCTGATTAATACTAATCTATTTACTTGGCTTTATAGTCTAATCATACTCGTAAGACTCTGTTTTTCTCATGCCCATATCTTCTAGGATTATTTTAGGGACTGGCAGCTTCCCCTTAATAACCTTATTTAGAGTGGCCTTATCAACACCAATAGAATAAGCCATCTCAACCTGTAGGCCGTTATAGTATGCGTCTATATGGTCCTTTAGCCTTTGTATTACTTCTTGTCTTTTCATTATTAAACCCTTGATGGCCATGGTGGCACTATTAAGCCTTGGTTAGCAAAGTACCTAGCCAGAACCTCGTAAACTTCATTATATTGAACTCGATCAGCCTTGGCTGTACTGTCTTTCCCTGTCATATCTTCCAAGATAGGCTTAAATAGCTTCTCTTTAGCGTTTCGGCCTTTTTTATCCCATGGTATTTCTGCATGATGTGCCAGCGTCTTTTTCATATCCCAGCCTGATTCATTCAGATGATAAGACAATTGCTTTAACCACAAATGCAATGCTGCGTTTTGGGGGTTAGTCCTGGCTTTGCCTTTTACAGTTATTTCAACTTCAATATATCCAAACTCTTTTTGGGTTTGTTCTATTAATGAAATTACGTCTTTCAGACTTTTATCACTATTTACTATTTCCATAAGTAATCCAATTTAATAACACTTTATTAATAGGGACAAAGCCCTTTAATATCTCTGTTATATTACTTCACTAACATACACCCACTTTTTGACCTGCTCCGCATCTTCAAAGGTTTTACTTCCTGTGTAGCTTTTCCAGCCCTCACCGTCATGGTAAACAACCTCGTGGTAAGTGTTTGCACCTAAATCTGTAATAGTAAAAATCTTTGCTAATACTGGCTTTAATTCTTCTGGTAACTTCACTGATAAATCTCCTATCGTAATATAACAATTCAAACAAAGGGACAAGGCGAGCTTGCCCGTTTTTGTGGGGTTATGTGTTTAAGTTTGCTAAATCGTTCATGTAATCAATAGCGGTTTGTTTAACTGTAAAAGGCTCTATCCCAGGCGTAACTCTTGCCCAATACAAATCACCTTCTTTAGCGTACTTACCGAGAGCCGGTTTTACCTGCTCAACCTCCCAAATCATCACACCTATACTGTCAGGGTGGATTCGCTCTACTAATCTTAGTTCGCCTAGTTCCATATTAATCTCCTAAAAAGTGGTCAGAGGCTTCGCGGTTACTCACATAGCTTGCTGTATTCAGCCTTAAACACACCGACAATCTCGATAAATTCATTAACACTTAAATTACAATCACCGCCTAATTTCTCGGCAATATCGCTTAAGTTTTGTTCTAGTGCGCTTAGGGATAAAACACCACCCTCATAAATGGCACCAGGCATTGCTTTGGTTAATTTTTCTTTTTCCATTTTAAACCCCATAAATATAACAACCCGCGGAAACGTATAAATCTCTGCGCCTGGGTTTTATGCTGTCTTTCGGTTCTTGTACCACTCATGAAAGCTGCCTTTTTCTAGCTGCTTCATAGCATCTTGATAGATAGAAGCGGCGCTTTTACTGTCTTTGTAGGTGCCCAAATAATGAGATTTATTATCTAGGGTAATACTAGAATAATAGGTAAAACTCCCGTCAATCATCTTCTTTTTTGTATACCCTTTTGTTTTTGTGGCTCGGTGCCTTGTCATTAGAATATGGTGATTTTCGTCAAATGCCGCATTACAGGCTGAAACGGAATTAAACCTACCTATGTTGTGCTTACGCTTGTTTACCGTAACAATGCATTGAAAAGTACCGTCCTGATTTTCCTCACAACCTGTACGCAATTGACCGACTTCTAAGCGGTATTTCTCATGCTTGGTTAATACAAGCCCTTTACCTTTAGGCTGCATTAATCCGAATACTACGGGTTTAAATATGTGTGCTTGATGACTATTCATTAATATCCCCTTGTTTGTTTTAATTAATTATCCAGTTTTATATGGGCTTGTAATTGGCAAAAACTACCAAATTAATTAGCCCAACTATCATCGGTTAGTCGATCGTATTGCGTGGTAGTCTTTACGTAATCACGCTGCGACTGTACAGCCTGGATATTTTTATTTTTAGCGCCGCTTAGCCATGAGTTAATAAATCGTTTAATGCCTCGCCTTGTTTTGCGCTTGGCATCGTTGGAAAAACACCAGCTAACCATTAAGCGGAATTGCTCATGTATATCTAGGTGCGGATAAGCTTGGCTATAAAAAGAAAACATATCTTCTGTAATATCAAAGTTAGTTCCGTCTTTTAGAATTAGTTTGTATAGTGTTTCGTTATTTACTTGGTATAGCATCATGTCGCCTCTCTAATCTTTTTTGTGTAATCACATTATCCATGACTAAAAACTTTTATCATTGATAAATAATTACAACATTATGATCTTTCCTAACAATTTCTATCACCGCACTTTATTTAGGCAATAGTTGTCATTTAGAGGCTGTTAGGTAACCCTCTATTGTGTCCCCGAAGGGGAGTATAGGTTTCTGTACTTCTAATCCAATGATCTATCAGCAAACATTTTTGAGCCGGCAATACTCGTGGCTGCCAGAACCACCCCCTGACTAAGCGTGACCTTAGTACAGTTACCTTTTACGCTGTTTTAAATGCGCCGCCTCTTAAAGCGCAATCGAATTAGAGCTTGTTGTTTTTATTCGCTGTTTTTAGTGTGCTAGCCTGATTATCTCGTCTGCACTTTGGTGGCAACTCACGCGGGCTTATAGGAGGGTTAAGAATATGACAGACAATAAAAAACCCGTTTAGTGTGAACTGTGCTGTGACTGAACTATATCTTTGGCGGATATTTCCAACACAACCCACACTGAACGGGTCTTAATATTGTAGTACAGTCAAAACGGCTCCGCCAAAAGCCAATTGCCATTTTACTTATTTTTGACTCAATTAAAAGCTTTTACGTCAATTATTTTAGTAAAA